ATTCTAGAGGGGTTCCATGCACCATGTAAGCTTCAGCAGCTTTAGGGATAACCAAAGCTGATTGGTTCTGATGCCAACCAAGGTCTTCGTACTGGTATGCACCTTTGCGTTTAACCTTACCGTTGGTATAAACAGCAATATAATTATTAACGTCACGAATGAACATTTTAGAGTACTCGGCATATTCCAGATCAAGCTTAACTTGCTTCTGCCATTTCACACAGACTTCTTCGTAAGCACTTCGTTGTTCATGTAAGCAAGCTACAGTTACACCATCAGTATTCACCTGAATCAACTTCAGACCAGGGATAACTAGTAGTTGTTCTGCCAGTAGACATAGTGATAATTGACCATTGATTGTAATCTTCATTGTGTACTGAGGATCAAAGAATGGACTGAACTTGTTATTGCTGTCACCGTATACACCGTTCAAAGCAAGTTTTAACATACCGTTTTCAGCAGTACCCTTTGCGTGAGATTTACGTTGGTTATAAACGTCTGTATAAATTACACAAAACTGACCAGATAAATGCTCAGGGTAAACGTCATTACTAATTGCGATGTTTGGGTACATCGAACTAACGTCAGCATCAATGATGAAATACTTGCTGGTTTGCTTTGCTACTTTCGAAGTTAAGCTACCGTGAATGCCACCTGTACCGAAGTCAAACCTAAACCCATCAACAACTACGTTTAGTGTTTCAGCTTCCCTCCAGCAACCCCAATAGGACTTCTTCTGTACACGAACCTTCTTAACTTTTACCTTACCTTTATCGTCTACTACATTCTCGGTAACATGCTCTCCATGTTCGTCGAATAACCATTCCATTGCCTTTAGTTCTTCTTCTTCAACCCAACCCAAAGGGTGATCTTTCTTAAACTTCTTCAGATCAAGGTCAGAAGGTTTACCTTTGAATCGAGCCTTCTTAACTACTAACTCTGCATACTTTGCTACGTCACCCAGGTTGTGTTCTTCAATATCACTGAAGACACCTTTGGTTTCTGAAATACGTTGTTCAGAGAACCATTGTAGAACAGCCTTGAACTCTGGACGTTTGAAGTTGTAGTAATCAAACAAACAATCCTTGATCTTAATCACAGGACGTTTCGTTTGGTTTAGTTGTCGCTTACCATTCTTGTACTTATAGCAGGAACCAGGAATATTCTTCTCTAACTCCATGATGAAGTAATCCTTACCAATCTTAGTATCGTTATGGTTTGTGAAGTCCATACCGTACTTAGCTGATAATTGAGTGCGGAATACAATTGCAGGTAAAGACGCAAGGTAGAAATCCCGAGTCATCTTTACGTCATGCATGTTATACTTACACAATACATCCATATCCGATTCTTCCAGATCAATACCAACAGGAAAAGGCAAGTCTTCAATGCTTGCACTTCGCATGTTGAATTCAATCATCTTCAATGAAGTAGCCTTGGCTTTATTGTCAAAGTGATGAATCTTGAACAAGTCAATCTGACGAACGTATTCTTCGTTAATTGGAACAGTATGAGCGAAACCATCCTTACCTGAAGCAATCTGCTCCATGGCAAACCTGTACATCTTAGAAGCTAACCCATGACCAGTCTTAGGTAGATCGTCACGGATTTCAATTAGTTTGTGCAGAACAGGATAGTCGAATCCTTTGTTGTTAAATCCAACCATCCAATGACTATTAGCATTTAGATAATCCAGGCACTTGAATACCTTACCAATTTCATTCTTACGAGAAGATACTTCAAAGCATTTAAGCATTGAACCATCACTTCGTTGGATACTAAAAGTAAAACAATTAGGGTATGTTTCAATGTCGTAAATCCAATGCGATAAATCGAATTCCATAGTTCTCCTTCTTTTACAAGCTCTGGATTATAACATGAATTCTTAACCTCATCCAACTACATTTGTAAAGTAGTGATCTCGGTTCCACAGCGTATGAGTTTCGTTTTCATAGTACATAGAACCAGCATCGCCAGTCAACCCGCAGATACGATTCTTGGTAACGATGATGTATGTAGTGTTGCGTTCAATTGGATCTTCCGAAGTCTTATCTCGCTTGAGTAAGATGTTAGCTGAAGCTGACTTAATGATTGTAGAACTACCCATGATATTCTGTTCTGAATCTGCACCAGATTGACCCGCAGGGGTTTTACGCATGTGATTAATGAATACGAAAGTAATTCCGTGACTCTTAATCATACTCTTAGCCCACTTCATAAACACAGCTTGTTCTTCGTTGGACAACCCATCCAGAATGTCTTGAAGCGGATCTAGAACAATCAGCTTACAACCACATGAAATTACCAGTTGTTCTACAGTCTCTTGAATCTCTTCAATAGAACCGTCACGATTATCTAGCAAGTAGAATCGAGCTACACCTTCTTCATTGGTGAATAAATCGTCAGCTTTGTTCCTTACTGTTTCTGACTTTAGATAACTGATCTTTTCTTCTGAGTTACCAATCAAGGCAAGCTTCCGACTTAGGTGTCGAGATAATAGAACTTCACCATACTGACCTGCGTCAAGTTCCATTGATACTACACCTACCTTATGAGGTGAAGTAAAGATCCAGTCGTAAATCATTTCGTTGACCAGTGTAGTCTTACCTAATCCGGTATCAGCAGCTACGTTAATGATGTGACCTAGAGGTAATCCACCAGCAAACAAATCATTAAGTTCTGACATGAACTGAGGGAAGGGTACTCGTGCTACTGCACTTTGAGAAAGGATTCGATCATACAACTGATCAGAAGCTAAAACACCTGTAGGTACATATTTCTTAGCATTGAAGAAGTCACTGATGAAAGTTCGTTCTTCACTTGACTTCAGGAATTCATTAGGATCTTTCATTGTCCAGTTAGCAATAAATACCTTACCTTTGGGGAGGGCACGTACAGCCTTTAGAGCAGCTTCTTGACCCGGCTCATCGCTGTCGAACCCTACAACGATCTTTTCAAACTGGTTGAACCATTCATATTGCAGTGCAAGTTGTTTCTCTGATCCTGTTTCACCTACAGTAGGGCTAACTACTACGGTATCGAAATCTTGATTCTTGGACTTGCGATACTGATCGAGCATCTGATAGGCAGACAGGACATCCACTTCACCACCAACAATTAAACAGTATTTACTATTAGGTTGTTGGAATCGAAACTGACCAAATAGTTCGCACTCTTTGCCAGTACGACCGATATTACCACCAAACTTCTTAGGTAGTTCTCGCTTCTTATAACCTGTTAGCTTACCGTCTTGAGTGCAAGGATAGTATTGCTCTACAGGATTACCTTCGGAATCAAAGAAGGTTCGTACTCCGAAGAACTTATGTGTTTCGGCTGAAATACCTCGATATTCTGTGCCATCAATTCCTGTTACTTCCTTTAGATTGTCGCGTTCTTCCTGAGTAATAATAGGTTTTGTTTTCTCTGCTTTTTCAATCTTATCAACTACCATAACTTTTTCCTTTTGTCTGGTTCGATTATTCTTTGGTTTGTGCTCTTCAATATACTCTTTGCTTGGTACTGTAAAAGAACAAACGAAGCAGTGCAGTGAACCGTCATCATAGACAGCGCACCCATCACTGCTTCCGCAATTATCACAGCTTTTGTGATATTTATAATTTGCCATCTAGATCCTTATTGACTACAAACAGTCAGATAACTTTTACCGTCAAGACCTGTAATTTCATAGAATCCTTGTGCTGCACTTGCAACTGAAGTATTTAGTAAATCAATTTCAGCATAACTATAACTACCTGAACTAGCTACCTGAATACCAACCACACGATCCTCTTCATTGCAATCATAGTAATAACCGAAATCACTAATCTTATCTTCATCGAGTAATTCCTGTGCATTTGGAATATCACAGAAAGGTAAACCTACTACAATCTTTGCTGAATAACTTACACCCACATTATTCCTCCGGTTCTTCTAATTCTTCTTCAATATAATCAAAAGGATTAACACCTGAAATCCCGCCAATTCCGAACAGATCAATAGCTTTCTGGTGCTTTTCTTCAGCATTTGGTTGACTAGCAAAGTAATCAATAAACATACCTTCTTCAAGGTTAAAAGAAACCTCAGAATGCTTACCTAGGACTTCACCTAGATAAACAAACTTACCAATTGAATCCTTTACTGCATCTTCAAGAGCAATAAATAGTCCTTCGATTTCGCCATGCCGACCACAGTCTACATAAAATGAATATAGTTTGAACATTTGTTTTCCTTTAGCTAATATCATCTGAATTACGCAATCCCAAGAATACAGGGAATCGAGGTACTTCATCTTGCATTCCTACCTCAAAATACTTCACCTTAGCCAACTGACCAGTTAGACTTTCTCGCTGATCCCACAGGCTCTTTCGGGTAGCATCATCAAAGCCTGTACCTACACCAAAGATTGTACCTGAAGGCGTCTTGCAAAGCAATGCTCCCAAGGTATCTAAAGCTACAAGACCTTCCTTGGAAGTGCTACGTGAAGTCTGACCTAGTTCGTTGACTACAGCTTCGTTTGCATTATGGTACTTAGGTTCAAAACCTACGATCTCAAACTCGGAATCAACGAATAGTTTGCGCTTCAGAAGTTGCTGAGATTTAACCGTACTACGACCAAACTTGTACTTGCCGTCTAAGGACTTCAGCATCGTTCCTTCGAAACCATTACCCAATGACTGACTCTCGAAATCAGCTAAGTGAATTTCATCTTCAATTTTTACTTGATTTACAACCCAAACTTCCTTCGGCAGTTCACCCTTGACTTGTTTCTGCAATAGATCCTGATATCGCAGGAAAGATGTCTTATCAGTATCAACAATATCAAAAGCAAAGAAGGTAAAATCTTGAACCTTGTCAATTGACATGACAACTGAAGTAGTCTTACTGAAGACCAAAGGATCAGTTTCGGAACCTACAATAAACTCCCCGTCAAGGCCCTCTAGAGCCTCTTGGTTGAGCTTGCACCATTGTTGGATATGCAAGTTAGGCAGAGGTTTCAGAGAGCGACTGTAGGCGATTCCACCGAAGATGGTACAGCGAATTCCGTCCAACTTCACTGAAGCCATGCAGGGGGAATTTTACTTGGTTTGTTTCCGCTGCTACAGCAAGCATTGGTTTGAAATTATCTGGTTTCATAATTATCCCCTAAATTGTTCTAGCTGTGGATACTTCTTAAACAACTCTTCTTGTTGTTCCCACAGGGTATAAAAGCAAAATACCCTCACCATAGCCTGAAGCATATCTTGTCCGTATTGACTGAAATCAGCAGAGTCCAATTTCATTGCATTATCAATGTGCCATTGCATTTCTTGAATGACAATCTTATCCTCAAGTTCTAGTTCGTTTGAGTTCATGTTAGTTTCCTTTGTTGAATACACTCAAGATACAATTGATACCTTGAATGAACGAATGTTGCTCCATTGGATTTAATTCATTCCAACTCCGGGTATCACCGAAATGCAACTTGATCTTATCCCAGAATAATTCTACTTGGCTTTGTTGGTTCATGTCAGTTTCCTTTAAGATGTGTAATATTCTGGATTGTACTCGTCAGGGTCACCAAAACCTTCAGATGTATCAGGATCAACTGTAGTATAACCCAAATGCTTCAGAATTTCTCCCATAAGTTCAGCTTCTGACCAATCTTTACCTCCAAAGCAATGAGCTTGAGGTTGAAGAGTTAAGCTGGAACCATCAGGAAAGGTTACTTCATAACCATCAGCCCAGGAACCACCACAGACTTCACAGTCGTGTTCATCTAATAGAAGTTCAATTTTGATGTGCTTTAGATTAGTCATTAGTATTTACTTCCTTAATTTCAAGGCTAATAAGTTCAATCGTATCACCACAAGGATACTCAACATCAAGTAAACCTGCTTGGCACAGGAAAGCTGACTTGTTGCAATCACAGGAATAATTACCTTCATTAAAGATATACCTAATAGAGTGATCATCTATTTCGGAATCAAAAGTGATTTCGCTACTCAGATATTCTTCTTGATCTGGTAACTTTAGGGTGAATTTACAGATTTTGGTATTCATCAGGATTTTCCTTCCTATCTTTTACGAGCCTCATCCACTTCTTGATAATCTCAGAATCGGATGTACTGAGTTGCATCAAATGAGTTTCTTCTACTTTAGGATCTGTTGCGTCTAGCAAGCGCGCCAATGCCAAGTTATCCCAGTAATAAGAACTTGCTCTACTCATCCGGGTTTTCCTTTCTACTCTTAGCCCTGTTCAGCCATTTCTCAATCAAAGCAGAATCCTCTACAGACAGTAACATCGTTTGATTTGAAGGTAGTTCAGGATCAGTTGCAGCTAGGATTCTCATGAATTGTTTTTCTTCCCAACTAAACGAAGTTTCAACACCCCACCAGTCCCAGAGATACTTGTTATCAGAATACTCCTGAAGAATGTTTAGATCATTAGTATCTCCTGGCTTACCGAAAAGGAACCACAGGTTACCTAAACGAGGCTTCAGACGATCTTTCTTGATAAAGGCTACCCAGGCATCGACCTTCTCTTTTCGAAGCAACCTGAGCAGTTCTAGAGCTTCCTTGCAGGATTCATGAACCCAGATTTCAGCTCTGGTAACGTAGCTTGTTAATTTACTCATACACCACCTTGTACTTAGGTTCTTTTACTGAATACGCATCAGGACAAGCACTGATATTATACCAATGCTCTGAAGCTTTTACATGCTCAGGGCCAAATTGGTACTTCCACCAAACTTTACCTGACTTCTTAATAAAACCATCAGAAACCTTCAGGACTTCTTCTGTTGCGTCCATACCGAAGACTTCTGACAGGTAATTCACTTGTTCTTTGGTGAAGGTGATAACTTCTGTAGCTTTCACAACAGGTTCTTCTTTCTTAATCCAGATAATCGACTCATCTGAGCAGTCACTGTGAGCCAATAATGATTCACATAAATTACGATCATGTTCAGCAATACAACCATCACAAGCATATGTATCTTCAACTGCAATGTACGTTATTCCGTGAACTACGCAATTAGAGATTTCATCAACAGTGCAGACTTTACCATCAGTTTCACAAGCATTATTCATAATATTTCCTTTAAGTAAATTCAACTTCTTTGATACCACAAGCTTTGATTGCACTTTGACAGATCAGACAAGGCTTTGCGTTACCAAAGCTACCATCTTTAAGCAACCTACTGATGAAAATCTTGTAGGGCTTCTGGTTATCTCTTAGACGAATGATAGCAGAAATTTCAGCATGGCAGTAAACTTTATCTGAAAGACCTACTTTATCAGCGTGGTATTTCTGCAAAGGGTGAGTCTTGATGTAAGAATTTCTCCCAATACTCAGGACTCTTCCTCGCTTGTCGTAAATGATAGCAGTAATATCTTGCTTTTGTGTCATATTTAATGAATTGGCTTACTAATTCTTAAAAGGCTCTTTGTCCGTCTCAACCTCAACAGCACAAATTGTACCTTGAAAAGTATCCTGAATCCACCGAAGACTGTGAACAATTGCAGAAAAGATGCAAATCATTAAGATTGCAGATAGAAAACCCCAGATGAAATACATGTTAGTCCTTTAAAGAATACCTTCTTTGCTTCGCAATAGGTTATTTTGTTTCACAAAACACCTTCAAGCTGCTCTTTGATAATCCGAATCAACCAAGGGTCCATGTGTTCGTACTGATCCGGGATATTCAAGGTAACAATTTCCTTGTGCTTTCCTAGATCACCCAGATCAAACTTTTGACTAACTCTGTTTGTGTTTTCTTGGTTAACAAACACAATAGTTTCAGCCCAAGCAAGCAAATCAGCGGTAACAGGAATCAAAGCATAGTGCTCAGAACCTGCACAACGAGTATTGTATTCAGCAGCATAGATTCTAGCACAGGTTGCACTCCGAAGAATGCCTGCGCTACAAACAAATAGAACCTTACGGTCTTTACCTTGATAAGGGTTATCCCAAGGGCTTGATGCTGAGAAGATGATGTCGTTCATTGTTTGAAGATGTGAATTAGTTTCCATACACTAGCCCTTCTTCATTCATGATATCTACCAGCTTCAAAAGACAATCTGTGTAGACACTAACTGTGCCCGAAGCACCATCACCAAGTACAACCGTAACAGTGTCTTTATCATTATATTCTTCTTTAACCATAACTTTTACAGGAATGTAATAAGTCTCTGGTAACTTAATTTCTGAATTATTCATAGATCCCATCTTTCTTAGCTCGTTGTTTAAAGATTTCGATTGCTTGAATTTCCAAGGGGCTTAAGTTGTCAATAATACTGTAGGTATCTTCCACAGAGTACCAGAACCATGTGGGTTGGCCAAAAATTTCCTTCACAAGAGCAAAAGTACTCTGATTGTTATTCCAATTACTGATGAAAGAGATCTTAGCAACAGATTCTTTGGAAAACCTAGAAGATTTCTCGAAATAACCCACGACATAGTTGTATGTAACATCTGGTCCAACTTGGTCATGACATTGACCTACATTAGCAATATAGAAACCAGAGATTACTTTTGAGTTCTCATCAATACCAAAAGGTACAAGTTGGATTAGGGATTTAAGCATTAGAAAACTCCACCGTATTGTTCTGAACGACCATCATGATAACCTTCCCGGTAAGAGCCTCGGCAAGCGTGATCAATCTCCACCTGCATATCTTGTTGACCTTTGCGATAACCACGATCAAATTCATCGTTAGCACCAAGAAGATACCCATGATCTGCACCTGCATCCCAAGCTGCACCATAAGCAACCTTAAAGATTTCCCAATAAGTTGCAAAGCGTTCAAACTGAGTAAGATTTCCTTGTGATTTGCCGAAGTTATTGTCGCAGTATTCAATGAAGATCTGCTCTGGGGTAGTTTGATTATTCATTCGAAATACACCGATTCCATTGCTTCTGC